CCTGTGGAACTCGATAACCGGCTTTTTCACAGAAACGCTGCCGACAATTGCATCGAGCATATGGGGAAGCATAAAGGGATTTTTCACAGACACAATACCGAACTTTTTCAAGGACGTATGGGGAAGCATTACCGGCTTCTTCAGCGCCGGTTACAGCGACGCAAAAAGCGGAGCTGGGTACCAACCACACGCACACGGCGGCATATTTACACAACCGCACATGGGACTCGTCGCAGAAGCGGGCGCGGAGAGCATCATCCCATTGTCGCCAAGTAGAAGGACCCGAGGCATCGACCTATGGAGAGAGACAGGCGAGCTGCTGGGAGTACGGCCATACGCAAACGGAGGCATCATCGGAAGAATCGAAACCGATGGCGGCGACGTTCCGGTAGCAGCCGGAAACAGCGGCGGAGGCGTCACGATCAAGGTCGAGGTCTCAGCAAACCCAGAGTTTACAATAGGCACAGGCAACGCAGGAGACGACGAACGAATCTTATCCGTGTTGAAGGCGCACATACGTGGCATGGCCGACGACATCGGAGACGAGCTCGCGGAACGCCTCGCCCGCATTTTTGTAAACATGCCAGTAAAAGCATAAGGAGGAGCACGATGGACATTTACATCACCGACATCAAAAGCGGAACCAGAGTGGCGCTGTCGATGCTCCCAAACTCCGTAAAGCTCAAGACTTCCGGAAAGTTTCAGAGTTACGACATCATAAACGTCGGGGAGGTTAAAATCCCGAAAGGGCAAAAGCTCACAGACATAAGCTGGAGCAATACAATCCTCCCCGGCGTGAAACGGAAGAACATGAGCTACATCAAGCGGCAGCATTGGAAAGCGCCAAACGAGATCATAAGCACATTTGAGAATTGGAGGAAGAACGGCACGCGCCTGAAGCTGATGGTGACGGAAACCGTCATCAACCACGACGTATATCTGGACTCATTCAGCGCCGAAGCGGTCGGAGGAGCCGGAGACTACGAATACAGCATTTCATTCATGGAAGCCAAGGACATGATGGTTTATACCGTGAACGAGCTCGGGCTGCAGCCGAAATCCCCCACCAACAACAACGTAAGCAGCGGCACCCGGCCAGCGCCGCCAAAGCAAAACACATACACCGTGGTGTCGGGAGACAGCCTGTGGGCGATCGCAAAGAAGCATCTGGGAAACGGAAGCAGATACATGGAGATTTACAATGCGAACAAGGCCACCATAGGAAGCAACCCCTCCCTCATTCGCCCCGGGCAAGTATTAACACTTCCGAGTTAGGAGGCGAGCAGGAATGATAGACGTTTCAAAAATCAAATACCAGCTGCTGCTCGTGACCGAATCCGGAAAAGAGATCGATATCACAGGAGCAACAGAGGACCTCGGCTGGGAAGAAGGAGAAGCGGAGCTGGCGCTTCGGACTTCTTTCACTTTAGCAAACACAACATACAACGGGCAGCTTTTATCAAGCCTCGCGAAGCCCGGCTGCCTGATCGCGATCATCGCAGACTGGGGAACCGGCAAAGAGGAAGTCGCGCGCGGGAAGATAGTCGAGTGGGACCCCCAATTCAGCAGCAGCGGAAACATCGTAGGCATTACAGCATACGACGACCTGATCAACCTGCAGGCGAGCCAAGACAACCGGTACTACAGCGCAGGCACCGGCACCAAGTCCGCGATCACCGGGATATTCAACGACTGGGGAATCCCGATCGGAGAATACAAAGGACCGGACGTCGCCCATGCAAAAACGCTGTTCAAGGCGGAATATTTAAGCGACATAATAATTCAGCTGCTCGATGACGCAAAGAAAAAAGGCGGAGCGAAGTGCTTCGTCCGGAGCTCCAAGGGCAAGGTGAGCGTCCTGCCCGAAGGAAACAACACAACGATATACCACTTTGACGAGGACAAGAACGTGGAGATCGCAAGGGACATGATGAGCATAACCACCCTCGTGACCCGGGTAAAGGTCGTCGGCAAAGAAGACTCGGAAGGAAAGCAGGCCGTGGAAGCCGTGGTCGATGGATTGACTAAATACGGCATACGGCAGCAAATCTACGTCCGGGACGAAGACGACACGCTGGCGACAGCGACAGCTGCAGCACAGGAAATAATTGACGAGATGGGAAAGCCGGACCAAGTCCGCACAGTTAATGCGCCAGACGTCCCCATGATCCGCAAGGGAGACCGCGTGCACATTAAGGCAGGAACCCTGAACGGATACTACATCGTGAAGGCGATCTGGCACGACGCAGCGGCCAAGACCATGTCCATGGACATAAAGCCCGTGGAAGAAGCGAAGCCAGCCGCAAGCACCCAGCAAAGCGCAGCACCGGCGGCAGCCTTCAAAACAGGAGACCTCGTCGAAATAATCAGCACCGCAGGCGACTACTACCCAGGCGGCGTAAAAATTCCGGGATGGGTAAAGCAAGACTACTACCACACCATAACCCAGACGACCTACGGAGGAAAAGAAGTCACGAAGGGCGGAGTGAAATGCATGCTACTCGGGAAGAAGCAGAAAAAGAGCGGCGGCAGCTCCATAGCCGGAATAAACACATGGACGAACGTCGCTCACCTAAGAAAAGTTTAAGGAGGGCACGCGATGAGTGGAAGCGGAAACCCAGGAATGAGCAAGCTCGGACAAGTCCTCCAGGAGCGAATGAAGGCATGCGGAGAGTCCCCTCTCCTGCTTGACTTCGGAGCGATACAGGGCGACATGAGCCTGCTAACAAACACATACCCAATACCAATACCAAAAACGGATTATACCGTTTGCAGACAGCTCACGCTGGGCGCCACAGGTGCCGTTTTAACGACGACACCGACCGGAGGGATACATTCACACGGACCCAGCGGAGAACACGCACAGGAAGGAGGCTCTGGCGCCCACAGCCACATAGATCAGGGAGGCCATAGCCACAACGTGCTCATACCAGAGAAAATGAGGAAGCTGAAGCCTGGCGACCGAGTGCTCGTGGCATGGGTACAGAACGAGGCGGTCGTGGTTGATATTATTCTGCCCGCCGCGTCGATTTAAGGAGGACACGAAAATGGATCAATCAAACCAGTTATACCCCGTATTCGATGTCCCGGAACTCGTAACGACTACCGCAGCGGAAGAACAGAAATACAAAGGCAGCGTTTATTTTGATTACAGTATCGGCGACTTTAGACGCGACGGAGCCGGAAAGATGACCGTCGCAGAAGGACGAGAGGCATACGCGCAATGGTGCGTAAAAGTCGCCATGACGGAACGAATGGCGCACCTTTCCTACAACAGCGACATCGGAACAGAAATGAAAGAGGCGCTGGCGCATTCAGACATTGAGGCCGTCAAGTCTTCCATAGAGCGAACCATCACGGAGGCACTCATGGTTAACAAGGCGACCGAGTACGTCCGGAACTTTGAATTCACGAACTCCCCAGGAGAACTCAAATGCGAATTCACGGTCAAGGGCAAAGAGTGGGAAGAAATACGCCTCGCGGCCTACTACAAAACGTAAGGAGGTGAGAACATGGCAAGACCGGAGTTTATAGCACCGGCGTGGATGGAAGGGCAAGACAGCGAGACAATCCACAAAAGAATGATGGACATGCTGCCGGAGGACATCGACGACACACAGGGCGGCTTTCCTTGGGACTTTACCAAGCCAACCGCCAACGAGAAGGCGGAACTGCTCGAATTCGAGCTAATGGAAGCCATCAAGCTCATGCACCCCATGTGGGCATATGGAGAATGGCTCGACATTCACGCAGCGGAAGTAGGACTGACAAGGAAGGCGGCAAACCAGGCATCGGGAACCGTGACAGTAACCGGGATAACCGGAACAACGATCCCTGCAGGTTTTATCTTTGCAGTACCGGCAACAGGCGGAGCCGCAGCAATCGAATACGAAGTAATAACCGACACGGACATAGACCAAAGCGGCACAGCAGACATCCTGGTCAAAGCAGTAGAAGCAGGCACGAAAGGGAACGTCGCGGAGGACTCAATCGTGATCATGAAGACCCCAATCAAAGGGATAACCGGGATAACGAACCAGGCGCCGATCACCGGAGGAACAGAGGAAGAATCAGACGACGACCTCTGGCAGAGGATAGACGACGCGAACGCCGGAGCCGGTGAATCCTTCGTCGGGAACGACTCGGACTACAAGCGATGGGCAGAAGAAGTGGACGGAGTCGGTACAGCACTCGTTATACCAGAATGGCAAGGACCCGGAACGGTCAAAATCATTCTGCTTGACAGCAACGGAACGGCAGCAAACCCGACGATCATCGGGGAGGTTTACGAATACATCGTAAGCCCAGGAGACCGGATAAAGCGCAAGGCGCCGATAGGAGCCACAGTCACGGTAGACCGACCCAACGAGCTCACAATCGACTACGCGTTCACTCTGCAGCTTGAAGCTGGATATGACCCAGGAACAATAGAAACCGCGTTCAAAGCAGCAATGCTGAAATATTACGCGGAGGCCAAGGAAGAAAGCGTCGTGCGCTACACCCGAGTGGCGGCTGTTCTCACAGGCATCGACGGCGTCATAGATTACAGCAACCTAACAGTCAACGGCGGCGCGGCCAACATTCCGATAGATGACGACGAATACCCGGTAACGGGAACCGTCACGGCATCTTAAGGAGGTGGAGCGATGAATATACCAACAACCGAAACAGGCAAGCGAATGATCGCCAGCGTCTCCCCTATTTACGACAAAGCATACACCGCGAGATGGCTTTTTGAAATCATGGGGATAGAGCTGGAGGAGGCGCGAACCTACATCGAGGAACTAAGATACCAGGCTTCACCGGAGACGTCCACATGGGGACTTTTCTACTGGGAGCAGAGGTATCACATACCAACGGACGAGAACCTCCCGCTTGAAACAAGACGGCAAAAAGTAATGTCGAAGCGCTGGAAATACGCGCCCATGAACCCGGCAAGACTTGAACAATACATCACCCAGGCAAGCGGAAGGACAGCAGAGGTCAAAGAGCACAACGACGAATACCGGATAGAAATCATAATCAACGGAGCCGGACTATTTGAATACCAGAAGATAATCGACCTGATCCGAAGGGCGAAGCCGTCCCACATTGCGACGGAGATCGTCCTGGAGAGCAGCTGCAGCATTCGAGTGCGGCCAGAGGTGGATAGGTACCACTTCCAATCCAGAGCGGCAGGAACATACCCGTACCGAAACATACAAGGCAGTGCACCTGAAGCAGGAATTACAGCGGAGTCTGGCGCCGCTGGGTTCGTTTTTGAGAACAGGCTCTGCGGAATGCCTCGCCAGAGGCTTTAGGAAAGGAGGAAGACCATGCTCACAGCAGCGGCAATAAATAGCTTTAAGGCACACATCGATCGCACGATCGCATACGCAAAGTACAAGATAGGAGCCACCTATTACCAGGCACCAATCCACAAGCGGGAAATCCTATCCGACGGGCGCGTCGCCGTCTACTTTACGATTAACACTACAGGCGCAGCAACAATAGCAGAGGTGCAGCTTTACGACACAAGTGGGCAGCTCTGGGCAACGAAACCGGAGAACATCGAAGTAGCCAGCGTGCAAAACGGCGTCCTTTACCGGTTCACATTTTCAATACAGGAGGTGTAAAACATGGCATACAAGCGAACTTACTGGCAGGACCACGTGACCGAATACAGCGACCGCTACAATGAAACCCAGAACCCGGACGGGACAATAACCCACACTCCGGTGGAAGGAACAGTCATTCAGCAGGGAACGCCGCAGAACGCGCAAAACTTCAACAACCTGGAGGAGGGCGTATTTGCAGCCGACCAGCTGGCGACCGAAGCGGCAAGGATGGCCAAGGTTAATGCCAGAGAACTGGACGCGGAAAAGGGAGAGAAGGTCACAGTCAACCTGACCAACAGCGCAAACTACCCTTTCAACAACAGCGTCCAAAACATCAGCATAGCGCAAAAGAAGACCAAGACGGACTACTACGTAGACGTCGAAGTGGTCAGCGTAACCGGAGGAGGTGTCGGAGATTTCAGAATTTCCGACAAGCTGCTAAATGGCTTCAAGCTCGCATTCACCGGAGCGGCAACCGCGGTAAGCGTGATTTGCCGAGTGAGAGGAGGCATATAAAATGGCCGCCCACCCAGCAATAGACACATGCGTCTGCTGCGGAGAATACGTCCCAGAAGGACGTCAGGTCTGCCATGCTTGCGAAGCCAACGCAACCAAAAAGGAAGGAGAGGACTATGGCAAACATCATAATCAAGTCGGAAGACCGAAAGAATCGGGAGGCTTTCGTCG